CGCCTTCAAGAAAGAACCCGTATCCTCTGCTTTCGTCGTCATGGTGGTATTGAATGCGATCGCCATATCTATTAACGGAGCCTTTGTCATGTTCCGACGAACCGCGCTGCGCCGCGTCGTGGCTTTTTACTTAGACGAACCACTCCGCCTTTCTAAGGTGAGCCGTCGCCACAGTGAAGCCGCCATCCTTCATGAAGACGCAATACGGCTCATTGCCGACGACCCCCACTTGTCCCCGGAAACTGGTGAGGCGATACGCAACCTGTTAAGGAACTCTCCCGCTGCTCCGCTCCCAGACGAGATACCCAGCAGCGACGGACAAGTACAATTGCCTCAGGAGAATAGTCGCCAATGAAAGGTATCATTGAAGCAATTGACACAGAGATTGCACGGCTACAGCAGGTGCGTTCTTTGCTTTCGCAATCACAAGAGACAGGCAAGCGTAGGGTCGGGAGACCATCGAAGAATACAACGCCCAAGAGAAGCAAACGGGTGATGAGCCCTGAGGGTAGAGCGAGAATAGCTGCGGCTCAGAAGAAACGATGGGCAGCACAAAAGAAAGCTTCCAAATAGACAAGGGCCGGGAGCGATCCCGGCCCATTTCATTCCACTCTAATCTTACTTTTAGCTCACGAACTCCGCATCCTCAGCCACACGCCGCCGCAGCAGCCCGGCCACAACCACCCCGCCGCAGTGATCCCACTTCTCAAACTCACCCGCTGCATGGTTCATGTCGCCAGCGTTGACCAGCTTCAGCAGCGTCGAGTGCTCGAAGTTGCCGACACCACAATTGAAGACGAAGTCCACCAGCGCGTCGAACTCGCCCTGCGTCAAAGGCACATGCACGTCCGCATTCACTCGGCCCTCGGCCCAGGCGATGTCCTCTACCAACCAGGCCTCGGCCTGCGCTTGCAAGCAGGTCATGCCTGCATGTACTCCAGCGGTGTGGCCGTAGCCTAGCGTCCAGACGCCTCTTGAGTCTGGGTAAGCGACGAGTTTGCAAGCTTCGAACTGCTCCGTCAGATGGAGCCCATCTTTGCTGTACTTCATTTGGCCACCGCATGGAGGATCATCTCCACCACGCCCGCCGCCACGAACAAGCCACCGGCCAGGTACCAGCGGAAGTGCTCCAGCGCATCGACGCGGCCTTCCACCATTTTGAGTCGCGACGGCTGACCGTTGCCTGATATGCCGCTCTTGACTTCTGTCTCCAGGCGAGCCAGCCGCTCACCTGTTTCTCTCTGCCACTCTCCGAGATCGCGCCGGAATTGACGGAACTCATCGAGCAGCATCTGCCCGGTGCTTTGTACTTGATCCATGGGTGTCCTTGTCAACTTACATAAATTTCGAAGCCTTGCATCTTTGCCCAGCCGCTACCCGGCGATGAATCAGCGGTGATGTTCGCGGTCGCCTCAACTGAGATCGTGCTAAGGTCAGTGCCCGCTGGGATCGTCATCGTGTAATCACTCTCGGCTGACGCAGCGCTGAATGAGATGAGCGTCGTCGTCGTCCCGCCGATCTTGACCGAGACAGCGCAACTCCAGGCCGTCGCAGTGCTTGCAGCAGCGCTGGTGATGACGTGGAGCGTTGTGTCAGCGGTCGTGGTGATGGCAGGGAAGCCACTCCAGACGCAGTCACCGGTGACCGAGTGATACGCGAAGACCGGGCCCGATGGCGTGCCCGTGGCAGTGCTCCACCAGGTGGCAACGACGACTGCGTAAGTGGTGACGTCGTTGTCGTAGGCCGCTTGAGCATTGCTCGTGGATGAGTTGCCAACGTCGGAGAAGCGGCTCGGTTGGTACCGGGGAGTGTAGCTCGGCGTGACAATCGACCCGATCAGGAAGTAGCCGGTCTGTCCCTCGAAGTCGGACGGCGTCTGCGTCGCGATCGGGTCGATCGTTCCATCCGTAAATGTGCTGCGGACAAAGTAGACGTAATAGAGCTGCGACTGATTCAGGCCGCTGATCGTGTTGGGACTCGGAGTAAAGTCCGCCGACAGTGCACCGATCGTGCCCGTAAATGGGAGGACCGTGATCTGAGCCGTACCGTCTGCGAGTCCCTGCGCCATCAACGTGCCGGGTGGTCCAAGCTCGATGCCTGAATAGCTGATCGAGCTGAGTTGGTTTGATACCGTGATCGGTCCACAGAAGACCCAGTCGCTGGGTACGCCCGCCGTGTTTACGGCTCGCACCTGCACGTTGTATTGCTGTCCATCGCTGACGTTTGGAATCCACAGGTGATCAGCAGAAGCGTCAACCTTTGCGAGGCCACTCCAGGTGGTTGTGCCCACCATCTGCCATTGCGCCTCAAGATGTCCGCCGAACACGACGTTTGCATCGTTGGGTTGCGTCCAATGGATGTAGATCGAGTTCTGGATACGCCCATCCGCGCCCGTGGTGATCGTGGAGGGGTAGGTGAAGCCATTGATGGTTGCGCCCGGTCCTGAGTAGCCTGTGACGTCCTCTGGAGGCATGCAGATACGCACGCCAACATTATTGGGCTGCTTGTAATCTTGAGGCGTCAACTGCTCGATCGGATTCCAGTCGTAGATCGAAGAATCAGTCTCAGCAATGTCTAGCTCCACATAAGGCAGAGGAGCGTCACCGCTCTTATCGATCCCGAACCGAGACGCGAGCACTTCGAAGTTTTTGTTCAGCCAGGTGTAATGCGGGTGCGTGATCTGGATGATGTCGAGCGCGACCGCCTGGTATCCCTTGAGGTTGACGCGGATCGTTCCACGGCCTTGGTAGCGCGTGCGGAGCAACGCGATCTTGGCCAGCCGCTGTGCTGTGGCGGAGGAGTCTGTGCATGGGAAGTTAGCCTCCGCGAAGATGCGCTCGCCATTGTCCTCAGCCAGCCATGGATCGCTGACATACCCGTGATCTGCGTCCTGCATGTAAGGAGGGATATCGGCCTGCTGGTATGCGTTCTCGGGGCTGATGAACGTCCCTTTGACGCCATTGGCGGTATCGCGGATCGAGTGCCGGGGCCTCCACTTGATCGGCCCGACCAGGTCAGCGTCTGTCAATTGCAGCGTTGGTGTGACCCATGCACCGGGCTGGATCATGTACGTGCCGCCCTGATAACTGATCCGGCCAGCACAGGAGCTGAGCATGTCCTTGAGGATTGCTCCGCGCGGAGAGTTGAGCATGAAAAACGTGTCGCAGGTGTAGCGCTTGATCGTGCCGCCTGCGTTGAGCAGAACTTGTTCATCACACACGTTCGCTGCTGCGATGAGTGCAGCGGTGGGAATGTCGGTGCCGATGGTGAGACCGAATCCCCCCTTGGTCGGCGGAAGGCTCAAGAAGTCCGCAATGCAGAGCGCTGCGTTATTCGTCCATCCGCGTGTGCCAGACCGAGGATCGAGGATGTCGCTCTTCCCCTTGATGACGAAGCTTACGTTGGGGATAGACGACGGGAAGACGGTGTCATCGTAACCCATCTGCACATAGGCGAGGGTCCGGCCCAGACAGAGATCGTTGGCGGTCCAGGTCGTGCCCGCTGCGAGGAGTGTAGGGAATGTGCTGGTGTGGTTGCCATCGAGAAAGGAGACGCGAATCTTGTCCTTGTAGTCCGAGTAGGTGGTACGCGCGTTGCCACCTGAAGTGGTGGCATCAGGCCCGCCACACACAAAGGTCCACGTGGTGAGGTCGGTCGGGTTAGCTTGGGTGACGATCCAGGTGCCATTAAACGTGCGATCGGCGACCGAACGCACTTGGAGCGTGGTGCCATCTGTCTCTGGGGACATGCCGCCATCGAGCGTCATGGTCACAACACCGTTGGTGCGGCTGATGCTTGTGATGTTGTGTTGTAACTGCGTGGGGCTGTAGCTCACGTAGTCGGTGGGTGCGTGAGTGTCCTGCCGGACCAGCACTTGCTTACCATCGATGCGGAGTTGCCAGTCGCTGCCGATTTCACAGGGATGCGCGGCGAGACAGTAAATTCGGTGGAGCTGTTTATCCGCCGACGTGGAGCCGCTTACGCCGGTGTTGTTGTTCGATTCGCGGAAGATTTCGACACCGCCAACCTTTTGCGTGCCGTACACGTAAGCCCAGGGTCCGATGGGGGTCGTGACACCGATAGCCAGGCCGCCCTGATTGCGTCCGATCGCGTCAGACACACCGGCGAAAACCTGCGACGCACCAATGGATGCGAGCGATCCGATGATCGCGTTCTGCATGCCGAGAGTCATCCAGGCGAGGCCCGCACCGATGCCGGGCATGGCAATAGCCATGCCTATAGCCGCCGCGCCGACTGCTACTTCCGTGACTGCCTTGCTCATTATTGACCTATGTGGAATGTGCGTGACGCGCAGGAGAGAGGTAGACGGAGGAGTCCGTCTCTGTAAGGAGTGAGGAGATAACCGGGTACTAGGTCAACGATCCCGAGTGAGGAACGCTGGCCGGTGCGAAGCACGACTGGATCGCCCCGCTGGGCGAGGAGCACCCGTACCTGAGGCAAACCATGTTCACTACTTAGGTAGTTGGCCAGGGCCTCCATCGAAGCAGAGCCGCAGAGAGCTTTTATGGCTTCGAAGGCCTGCTTGCGGTTGGTGTAGCGGCCTCGGAGAGGAGCAGCCACATCCACGCCCGTCATCGCCTGAATCGCGTCAGCGACAAAGAGCCCGCAGTCAAGCTGGCCGTACCTGAAGGGCGTCTGGGCCCGGCTGAGGATGTAGGCGCTGAGTGCTGATTGCCAGTCTGGGAGTCGAGCGATCAAACGTTATTTACCGACGAAGGCATCCTGCCCCAAAATGTGATCTGTTCTTGGAGACCAGCCACGTGCATCATCCCCGTGTCGATGGTGTTCGTGGGCAACCCCAGCCTGGCGATCTGATCAGGTAGATCGAGCTGCTGGTCCGCGTCTGTGTAGCGGCGGTAGACAGGTCTGTTCAAGTCCACAAGCACGTTTTCCAGGCTGATAGTGCAGACGCAGTGCTGGCCGTCGTCCTCCAGCTCGGGCGCGTCCATCTTGCCCTGGTAGCTCAGCAATGGCGTGCTGATGAGTCCACCGCTCGCGTCGTAGAGCGCCAGCCAGATGTTTGCACTGCGAAGCACGCGCGTCTCGAACAACACCTCGCTCATCAAGCTGCTGGGGATGGCACTGAGCGAGATCGTCACGCTCTTTGCCGCCACATCCGAGTCCTCGCTGATGGGTGACACGTCTCCGAACGATCCAACGCCCTGGAAGGTCATCCCATTCCAAGTTGTGGGGCCAATCCCCGACCAGACATAAACCGTGTTGTCGCCGAACTGCAGCGACGCCATCAGCGCCATCCGTACGATCGGTGCGACGAGTGCCGTCGCCATTCCAGATGTCATCAATCGAGGCATTAGATCGCCTCACGGATGGCGAAGCCGGACAGGCCGTAGCTTCCCGGGTTGATGCTCCACTTGTTTCCGCTGTTCGCCTTGAGGCGGAACAGGCCCTTGCAATTGCGAGTGATGATGGTGGTGCCATCTGCTGGCTGATCACGAAGGTTGGGCCACACTGCAAGCGTTGCGTTGCCGGAACCATCGCTCGATGCATTGCTCAGCACCTTGTACAGGCGGTAGCCGATCTGAATGTAGTCACCGGCGATGAGGAGTGAGGTTTGGTTCGCCGTCCACCCCCGCGTAACGAGCTGGTAGCCTGTCTGGCCCGCGCCCGCAACGACGGGAGTGCCCATGGCCGCACCCTTAGGCAGGTTGGCCTTGGGATCGCCCATGAGGAACACGTTTGTCTGTCCGCGTAAGGAGAGAATGAAAGCGGACCACGCGTCGCTCGCCCAGCGATTCATTGGCGGGAACGATACCTGCCCCTCCCACCACGATGCCTGCCAGTCGTACGTTTGGGTCTGCCCGGTGAATGGGCTGGTGTTGACGCTCACCACTTCCTGCGGGCTCCACTCGATCGAAGACGGTGCCGGGACAGTGGGGAGAGTGTCGGAGGGGAGCGCGATGATGCTCGCCCCGTTGAAGGTGCCGATGATGGACATATTTATCCCAATGAGAAGGGCGACCCGAAGGTCGCCCGTGAGGGTTGTGAGGTGCTGCAACCAGCGGTCGTCGAATATGCCGCAGGCGTTACGGCACCGCCTGCAACGACACGTCCAGGTTGTAGACATGCCCGCCCGCCGCCGTGGAGGTGGTGAAGTAATAAACTGCAGCACCAGCGTCCGCGCAGAAGTAGCGCGTGTTCAGGCCCAACGAAGCACCATTATTAGGCGCTGCTGTGGCTGTAACTGAGCTAGATTGACCCACGTTTATACCTGACGTTCCATCAATGGTGGTTCCGAAGGCGCTGGTAACTGTGCCGCTGGTTCCCACGGTTGTCGTATGAATCACGCTATTCGCAATGAAGCACTGCCGGGCACCACCAACGGTGGTAATGGTTGTATTACCGATTGACGCCGTCTGCCCGGTCAGATGTGCCGAGAAGAATGTGCCACCACTTCCACCGCTGCATCCTGAGTTGGTTAGGTTGTGCACCCCATCCCAACAGGCTGATTGACCAGCGCTGTCGGTGGTCACCGACGTTGTTGCGACGGCGGTGCCGTTACCGCTTGGGGCTACTGCGGTTGGTGCGCCGCTGGTGTTGGCTTTGACGAATCCGGTCAGCGCAACAGAGACTGGCTTAGCGCCGTCCGAGTACCAGAGTCGTCCGGCTGACTGACTAAGCATGGTGCTCCATGCGCCGACTTCGCGCACCACGCCGTTATATCCAACCTGGTAGAGCACCGGCCTGTTTGCCGGAAGCGGGAAGTTCGCGCCGCTGGCATTGTTGAACTGCGCGTTCGCCAATGTCGTGTTGCCGTTCGCTGCCTCAAACGTGAAGTAGCCAGGCATGCTGCGTTGGACGTTGTCAACCTGGGGCACCTTGGCGTTATACACAGTCGAGATCGTCGCGGCGTTGGTCGAGGAGATGAGGTGGATATTGCAGGTGCCCAGGTCAGTCCAGGTTACCGAGGTGGACAGGTCTTCGTACGCGCACTGATTGATCGGGCCGCCATAAAATGCATGACGATGTCCTGCGGTGTAGTAGGACGCGCCGAGGTCTCCCAGCCAGGCAGCCCCCTGCGTATCAGCCGCCCCGAGCAGGGTCATTATTCCGAGCCCGTATGAACCGGTGGAATCAACGTCGTTAGCATAATTCCCAGATACCTGCGAGCCAGCCGGGGGGAGTGCATTCGACGGCCCCGAGAACACTGCGTCCGCCCGCAATACCGTGTTTGAGCTGACGTCTGCCGGATTGATGCTGTTGACGAATACGGCTCCGAAGTTGGCAGGCACCGTGCCGAAATTCGCGTAGTTGCCGTGCAGTTTGATCGTGCCGTAGTTCTGCCGTGCCCAGAACAGGGTGGGGTTGTTGATTGATTGACCGCCGCGCACTGCTCCGAATACAGCGGTGCCCGTCGCTGTCGTGGTCGGCGCACAGGCAGACGCAAGAGAAACCCCGATTGTGGTGCCGTTAATGACCTGCGTCTGGTTTGAACCGTCTGCGCAAGTTCCGGTACCGGAGATGGTGATCCAGTCATGGGCACGCAGGCCGGTCGGTACAGTGCTGAGGGTTGCATAGCACACATTAGCGACGTTGGGATAGCTGTTACACGTCGGGAAGCCGGTGATGCTGTATGTAGTCACTGCCGCATCGGCATGGGTCAACGGGTATGTGATCGTTGTCTGACCGGAGACGGGCGAGTTCACCGTCACCGTTGAAACAAGAGAGTTATTCGCGTCAATGGTGTGGGTGCCCGCCAGGCCCACATAGTTGCCAACGGCCAGACTCATCGTGTTGCAATTGGCGACCACTGTGGCGACATTGCTTGTGACGCTGGCGCTGACGAGTCCGCAGGTAGCAGAGTTGATCACCTCCATGTACATGTTGGAGATTTCGTTCGTGAATGTTCCGAGACCCATTTCCCAGATCGAATTCGTGGTGTCCCACGGGTTGGAAAAGACACCTTCCCAGTCGTCTGCGGTCGAAGTCATCGCGTAACCGCCGAAGAATCCAACCCCGCCCTGGGTGTAAATCAGGTTGTGCTCGGTCGTGCAGCGGTTGCAGTTGGTGGCGTAGAACGCATAGCCCTTCGAGCCCTGGAAATAGTTGTAGTTGTAGTCGTTATATTCCGCCAGATCGTCATAGATGTAGGTCGAACGATTCTGAGGAGTAAGCCCCTGACCGCCATCAGCCTTCATGCCGGAGAAGGTGTTGTACTTGTAGGTGTTGGTGATCCCGAAGTAGTTAAAGAACGCGTGGATGCCGACGTTGCGCAGATCGAAGGTAATGCCCTGCCAGAGATTCGCACGCTGGAACCCGCCGCCCGAGTATCCGTCAAACAACACTCCGCCTATAAGAGGCGTGCCTGACACGGTCGGTCCCGCAGTACAAGTGCTCGTCGCCTGAAATGTGAACGCTGCCGCGCCGCCGCCACCACCCGACGTACCGGGGCCAATGAGAGCCACCTGGTTAGTCGAAGAGTCGAGAGTGAGGTTGCAAATATCAACGGTCATGCCTCCCGGCAAAAGCAGAGGTACGCTGTATGTGCGGGCAGCCTGCATTGCTGTCTTGACCTGAGATGTTTGGTTCAGTACCGTGCTGCTGACAACACCGCAGTCCTGGATGTTGATTGCCCCGCGAACGGGACGGCAGGTGCTGGCCTTGAGATCACCGGTACCACCGAGGACCATGGCTCCGGAAGTCAATGTGCCCGTGAGCGTGGCATTGCCCGCTCCATCGCCGCTCATGCCTGTGATGGCCGTTGCGCCTTGCGGGCCTGTTGCGCCCTGGACACCCTGCGTGCCTTGAGCCCCCTGAGGGATGCTGAGATTGACCGTGAAGTTCGGGGCAGTGCCGACGATCTGCGCGGTTGCCGTAGCCCCAGCCGACAGCGTTGTTACTGTGCCCATTGTGACGTTGGGCGAAGCACCCTGAGGGATGCCCAGGTTGAGCAAGTACGGGCCGGTGCCGGTGATCGAAGCGGTCGGCGATGCGTTGGAGGCCAGCGTCGTGACAGTGCCGATCGTGACCGGCTGAGGCAGAACCGCCATGCTCGTCGGATCGTAAGTGTCGAGACTCCATGTGGTGCCCGTGATGGGTGTCATCCCGTAGTCGCGGACGATCTCATTCGCGCGGCTCGCTACCCAGACGTGGTAGTAGACGCCACTCGGCCCGGGGGCGATGCTCAGGCCTGGCTGGAGTGCACCATTGCTGATGAGTCCGCAGACGGCTCCTGTGACGACCTGCACAGAGCCGACGCGGAAGCCGGTGGGTGTGGCGGTGGCATCGACAGGCGCGAAGCAAAGCTTGGCCCCAGCAAGAGGACGCTCGAACGCATCGACAACGTGAGTCGCGGTGATGGAGACCTGCGCAGCCGCCGTCATAGGCAGGAGCAGGAGCAGAGAGAGCATGAGTCGCTTGAGCATGAATGATGTCCAAAAGGAAAGGCACCCGAGTGGGTGCCTGATGTGGGAGGAGATGGGGATGGCTTAGCTGACGGCCTCAGCGGCGAAGATCGCGGCCCAGGTGGTGCTGGTCGGCGACGGAAGCAGATAGAACGTGCCGATCGGCTGCACGGCCATGCCCGCGTTGGTGTCCCAGACCACTGCTGTATAGGTAGCTGCCGGATTGTCTAGCGCGTCAGTCGTCGAGTCGATCGTGATCGCGGGGATCACGAGTGCACCGCCTGAGACGGTGCATGCAAACGAGAGGAAGAAGGTCCCGAGGCTCGCTGCGTTGCTCAGAATCGTTTGCGGGTAGAGAGTGCCACTCGCGGCAGCGAAGGCTGCGTTGGTGTATATGTGGAGCGTGATCCCCGAGGAGCTGCCCTGCCACCCCGGGATAGACGTGCTTGCGATCGTTATTTGCGCCATTGGTCCTCTTAAGCAGTGCGACGTTGACGGTCAGCCATTGCCCGGCCTGCGTCCCGCACAGCCTGGGCGTGGGTAGCAACCATGGCTCGCTGGACCGCGACCTGAGTCATCGCAGGGTCTGTCCCGCGAGCGTCGATGTGGTATGTGGAGTTGCTTCCGCCGAGCATGTGGTTGGGGACGATGCTTCCCGATGCGCCGGGGCGGAATAGCTCCGGGCCCCGCTCGCCAATAAGGTAAGTCGTGCCCGCGTTGACGCTGCCGCCGATGGCCTTGCCGCCACCGAAGAACGAGCCGGAGCCGAACAACTTTCCGCCGAACAGGCCGGACGCCCAGTCACTGTCGTTCAGGAAGCCGAGCAGGCTCTTGCCCGCAGCACCGAGTAAGCCCTTCTGCTCGCCGGTGGTATTTGCTGTGCCCGGAGTGCCCGCGCCGCCCAGATTGTCTACCCAAACGTTGTAACCGTTGGCCTTTTTCCCGCCACCGAAGAGCAGACCCTCTGCTTTTTCGAGACCCGTTTTGGCGAGCGACTTTCCTGCGTTGCGGAAGGCTCCGCTCCAGTCCGTTCTCTCCCCGAACATGGTGCTCACCACGTTGTCATTGACGTCGCTGATGAGTTTCTCGGTGATTTTCTCTATCTTGTCGCTCGTGTCTTGTGCGTTGCGGCGGATCGAATCGAAGAGCTTGTTGATGGGCGGCTCTAATTGCTCTTCAAGCTCCGCTATCTTTGCACGGAGCTGCGCACCCTCGGGCGTATCCATCATCGTCAGGCCGGTGTTCTGCCCGAGACGCTGGTACGCGCTCAGCTCCTGCTGGGCCGCGTCACGGCTGCCGATGTACCCGTGGGCGTACAGCAGTCGTGCGGATGCGATCTGGTCATCTGCTGCACCCTTCTGAGCTTTGACGTAGGCCTGCTGCTGCTCGCGCTGCATGCGCAAGCGCTCCGCAGCTTCCTGCTGCAGCTTTTTGACGCCTTCTTCATCGAGCGCAAGGCTCCACTTTGCGAGGGCAGCGTCAGCAGTTTTGAGTTGCTTGTTCAGCTCGATGGTGGCGGCGTTGTATTCCTTCTGAGCCGCGTCCTGCAGATAGGGATTTGCGCTTGCAGGTCCTCCGCTGAGCGAGCGATGGCCGGTTGCATTCGCCCAGAAGTCCTGCACATCCCCCGGGCTCTCGATACGGCCTGATGCCTTACCCGATTCGAGCAGGCGGTTAAGCCCCTGCATCAGAGTCTCCGCCTGTTCCTTCAGGGGGTTGCCGGTGAGGCGGTTGGCAGACGCGAGCGTGTTGCTGCGGTTCAGGCCGGTAAGCTTCCGCTGATCGGCGGCAGCGGTCTGCGCGGCGGTCAGTTCTTCGACCAAGGTCTGCTGAGCCTGGTAAATCTTGGCGAAGTCAGAGGTCGCGCTGGAGTAGAGCCCCTTTGCCTTGAGCTGGGTGATGGCATCCCAGTCCTGACCACCTGCACTCGTAGGCTTGAAGTTGACGACGCGTCCCATCAGGGTGAAGAGTGCGGACTGCTCCTGCTGTGTTTTGTTGAGCAGATTCTGCGCGTCGGTGGGTTTGTTATCCGCCAGCAGCGATCGATACTGCAGCCCGAATTGCGTATGGGTCCGATCGATCTTGTCTGTGCCGCTGTAGTCCATGCCCAGACCAGCACGCAGCGTGGAATCGAAGCCTTGGAGCCAGTTGGCCTTGACCGTCTTGAGCGTGTCGTCGCTGATCTTGGCGAGCTTTGTAAACGCGCCCATCAGATTGTCGAGGCCTTGCATGTCCAGCAGTTCCATCTCTTTGCGGAGCGCCCCGATGTGATCTCCACGCAGCTCGTCGGCTCGCATACCCGCCTGGAGGAGCTGCTCACGGTAACCCTTGAAGACCTCCGCGCTGGCAATCCCGAACTCCTGCTGAGACTCCTTGACCTTTTCTTGCTCGTCGCGCATTTTGGCCAGCGCTTCCACGCCTCTGTAGATTTCCGCGCCGAACGCAGCGGCACCGACGATAGGGAATACAGCACCCGCGACAGCTTCAAAGCCGGGGAGGAGCGTTGCAAACGATTCGGCAGCGCGGATCGACATCGAGCCCGAACCTGCACGGATGATGGCTGATGCCTGCTGCCGTTGGGTGATACCAGCGAGCAGATCGTGTGACTCAGGACGGGTGACTGCAGCAACGCGGTTGACGTTGGCGAGTTCTGCAGCGAGCGCCTTGGCCTTGGCCTGCTGGCGATCCATTGCGTTGATGACGCGGGTGGCGTTGGACTCAGTGACACTTGCCAGGCGCTGCGCAGTCTGGGTCTGAATGCGCTCAAGCTGTTCGAAGGATCGGCCAGCGGCCTGGGCCTGCTCGACCTGAGCCTTGCCCCAGGACAGAATCTGATTCTTCGCCTGGGCGACGGCCTCCGAGGCCTTGATCACAGACTTCTCTGCGCCAGCGACGTTACTTACGAATTTTCCGGTGTCTGCGTCGAAGACGACGCTGATGCTAGGCATTTGTCACTCGCTTGATCTCTTCCGTCATCGTGGTTGCATACGTCTCAACAGCCTTCGCCTGTACGGCGTCAACTGTCGGGCGGACGAATGGATGGGGCTTTGTACGTGGGGAGCTTGACTTCGGGCCTGCGTGGCCGTACTCCAACCAGACCGCGACGCTGTACGGGCCTTGGACAGCCTTGTAGCCCTTGAGGTCCTTATCGACGGGCTTGATGACGAGGTACGAGCCGTGCTCGCGCTGGGTGCGCTGCTGGTCCGTTGCGACGTGCACCCGAGGCTTGATGCTGGCCTTCAGCTCGCCGGGGGCGAGGATGCCTTCAGGCACGCCAGCTTGAATGGGAGCGGCCTCGATCAGCGCGGGCGTAATGACGTTGCTCACGGCCTGGAGAGCCGTGCGTTCGATCTTGCGCAGCTCCTCACCCTGGAGTGAGTGGAGTTGCGCGATGAGTTTCTCGAAGCCATCAGGCATTGCCGTCCTTCATTTTCGCGGCCATCTCAAGCACACGCAGGTTGTACTCGCTGATCTGTTTCTTCTGCTCTTCAGTCGGCTCGCGCTCTGCTGTCTTCGCCTTGAGGTTGTCTCGATGCGACGGTGCGAACATCGTCCAATTGACCGGCTGCTCGTATGGATTCATCGAGTGGTTGATCACGGACGCCGTGGTGAGCGCGGCGGTCATCTCGCGGTGAAGCATTTCGCGTCGATGGCACTCGGAGAGCAGGAATAGCTGACGCGGTGTGAGCCCGAAGAACTCTTCAGAGGACAGCTTGAGGTCCACCCGGGCCCGTGCCCAGAGGTGCGGAATGCTCAGCCCTTCGGCTGAGCCGTCGCTTCCCCCGATGGGTTGTCCTCAGCGTCAGAGTCGGTCTCGATACTCCCGAACCAAGCGGAGATGAGCGCGTTGTGAAGCGTGCCGACGTTGCGCATCGTGACCATGTTGCCCGCAGCTTCGAGGGTCATGTCTGGATACGTAGGCAGCAGTGCGGCGTACAGCAAGGCGCGGACGTTGACCGCAGAGACATCGCTGATGGATGCCTTCAGCAGGTTGATGCCTGTGAGGGATTCAACCACGCAGATCGAGTTGAACGAAAAAACGAGTTGATACGTCTGACCGGCGATTTTCACGCTTACATCCGGCAGAGTGGGATCGAGGCCGGGCTTGCCTGCAACTGAGTGAGACATGGGAGTCCTATAAGTAAGCCCGCCGATCACTCGGCGGGCGTTGGGTTAATCGGGAGAGGGAGTTATGCGCCTGCGGTATCTGTGATAGGGCCGCTCACTTTTAATTCAAAGTCGAAACTGACAGCATCGGTGAGCTGCGCATTCATGACAGGCTTCTTGCTCACATATGCGTTGAACGTGCGGAGTGCCCCGGTCGTCTGTGCGCCAGCGGGAGAAAACTGGAGTTTCCAGTGCGTCAACGATTGATTTTCAAAAGCAGCGCCGACCATGGTCTGTCCCGCATCACCTGAAGGGGACAGGATGCCGGTGATGGTGGCAGTGCCGGAGTCAAGCAACGTCGGCGCGAACTCCTTGTAGGCACCGGTCGATCCGAGGTTAGTAACATCCACGAAGTCGGACTGGGCTCCGGAAAACGTGATCTGCTTGAGCTGGTTGACCGGGGTGAAGGTGGTGCCGTTGGTCGAGGCGGAAAGGACTGCGCCTTTCCCCAAAATGAATGCGGTGGACATTGTTGTTCGCTCCTAGTTGCGGGTGTTGCTTTGCCGCGCGGGGAGCGCGGTGAGGTGGGTTATTCGGCGTAAATGACGCGGTAGTCGATCTGGACGCGGTAGAGGCGGGTATCTTGGTCGAAGCCGTCGATCGCACCGTTGTCGCGCAGTATGTTGGCGACGATCACGCCGTTGGGCAGTGCCCCTGCGTAGCCGTCGAGCGAGAGGCGGATGGCTTCCTCGATCGCTTTGGCAGCGGCGTAGGTCGCGGCCCAGGCGTTGAACTCGATCCGTGCCTTGACCATGCCGAGCGCAGAGGTGAGTGAGTAATCGGGGACCTTACTGATCACCCTGTAGGTCACTGCAGTCGATGTGCCTTCTGGCAGCAGAACGGGATAGATCGAGGTGCCGATCAGGGCTGCAAGCGTCGTGTCCGCGAGGAGGCGAGATGTGAGGCCGGACTCAATCATTGGGTGGGCTGTAGCTCGATCGCGAGCACGTTGATGATTCGGTTGCGCTCGCGCACGTTTTCAACGGATTGAACGATGAGCGTTTTCCCGTCCACGACAATGCGTTGGCCGGGTAGGATCGCAACGGCGGACTGATAACGCATCGTGACCTGGAGCGTGGCTTGGCCGGAGAAGCCTGGCTGGCCGAACTGCTCGCGGAGTGCGAGGGTGCGGACGCGAGCGCGAGTCGTCAGCGCATTGGTCCATGAGGAGATGGCCTGGCCGAACTCATCCTTGGTTTGGGACTGGGCCTGGATGGTGATCGAGTTGCGGAGATCACCCGGCTGGATGATTAGCGGATCGCTCATTGCCCGTACCCAAAGGTGTCGAACATCTCACCGGCGAGGAGCGCATTTACTGCGAACTCAACTTGCTTCGGTGGCTGCATGGCTGCTGCGTCGCGGTTGCCGTACCAGTACGAGACCAACATCAACGCCGCGTGCTTGATCGTCTGCGGGCATGTGTCAACGGTGACGCCATCGCCGTAGGTGCCAGCGGTGTACGTGATGGTGACGCTGCCGGGCAGGTATGTCTGACCCTGCGGCCAGTACAGGCCTGGAGCGGGAACGATCCGAGCGGGCTCGGAGTTGAGGTCTACGCGGTAGAGGGATGGATCGAGAGTCTGCGTCGTGCCGTCCAGCGCTACATAGGTGATCGACTGCACACTGACAGCGCGAGGCATCGGCAAGCGGATCGCCAGCTCGTGCCAATAGCGCCCGTAGAAGCAGTGGCGGTCGTTGGGATTGATGGTCGAGCTGTAATTGGGGTACGGAAAGTAGTCGAGGTTGAGCTGGATGGTGCGGTCGTAGATCGCCCGGTTGATCAGCTTTTCGATGTACTGCCGTGCCGCGATCCCCAGGCTAGAGAGCAGAGCGTCATCGTCGGCGAATGTGGCGTCAACGACGCACTGCGCCTTAGTCTGCGCGAGGCTCACCAACTCCGCAGCGGGTGCGGATGTCTCTCTATAACTCAGGGGCATGTGGGTCTCGGGGGAAAGTCTGAAAGGACCTCGGGGCCGCTGTTACACGGCCCCGGAGGGGTGATTACTTGCCGGTCAGCGTGACGATCGGGTGGGTTCCCGCGTCTGTGACTGCTCCGCCCACGCGGGCAAAAGCGGTTACGCCGAGCCTATTTAGTTCTACCCAGCGTTGATCGCTCTGCTTGAGCACGATACCCGGATTCACTTCGCGGAGCGTGTAGCCCTGGTCGAAGCTCCCGAACTGGATGAAGGCGTTGCCCACACCGATGCTCGGCTGATACGGGTTGATCTTCACGGGGAAGCCGAGAAGGGAGCCGGAAAATCCCGAAGCTCCTCCGTCCGTGTAGTTCAAGAAAATCGGTCGGCCATTGGTGTCCACGATCTGTTCAACCAAGCCCAGAGTCGCGGTGTTCATCGTCCAGACACTGGAAGGCTGATACGCGGGGTCCAACGAGTTCTTCAGGTTGCTGAGGTCCGCGTACTTGAGGACCAAGGTCGTCGCGCCCGTGATGCCAGCGGTGATCGACGTCAGGCCTGCAACGTTCGAGGAGTTGCCCCCCGTGATCCAGTTGGACATGGTCCGCTGGTAGCGGCTGTAGGCAGCCTTTTCCACGAATCCAACCAAGTCAAACGCCGCGTCCTGGATCAGCGAATTCTCAAGCAGGATTGGGTTCATGCGAATGTCGTCGATCGAGATCGTGACACCCGAGGTCGAGGGATCGGTGGTCGTGATGCCAGCGCTGTTGAGGACGAAGCCCTGGGCAGTGTCGTTCAAGAAGGGTACCTTGATCGCCTCACCCGTATCAGTGCGCAGCTTGTAGACCAGGTCATACACGCCGCCAGCCGACTTCAGGGCGATCTTGGGATCGCTCACGCCGACCGGGATCATCACGCCGCCATTGCTGGCAACGGTCAGGTCACGCTTTTCGACGACGCCCGTGGTCAGATAGGTGCGCAGGGCCTTGCTGGTGGCCGAGCGACGCTCATCTGCGGAGCGAGTGTCTGTTGCATCCGATGCGCCGGGGTTGCCGCGCGGCACCGTGCGGTTGCTGCGGGTCTCGGCTTCGAGCACGTCCATGCGCTCGGCATCAGCCTTGAGTTGGTTGGCGTCCGCCAGCATACGATCTACGTTGCTACGCTGCTCAGCCGTGACTTCTGCGCCCGACATGATTGCGTGCGCGTCGAACATGAGTTTGCTGCGCTTCTCGCGCAATTCCTGGGAGGTCATTGTTGTTCCTTGGGGTTGGATTGGTGCTCGACGATGCGTCACGGCGGGTGAGCATCTCTATGCGCGAGTCATCACGCTGCGAACGAACGCGGCCAGCAGGTGGCACGGTCTGACTCGGGTGTTACGGCGTCCGGCGTCGGGAGACGGCCAGAGTGCCTACGCATGTAAGGTAGTAAGCCGCGCCCGAAACGGTGCGGCCTCACCGAATTATTTCGAGTCGCAGGCGAAGCTCAGGCGGATGCGCAAGCGGCGGTTCTCGTCCTCGTTGTGGACCGAGCGTTCCTCGGCGTCAGCGCAGATCGAGTCATCGCAGTCCGGGTCTGAGCAGTCTGCGCAGTCACCGGCCTCACACTCTGCGCAATCGCACTGGCATGAGTCGCGATCCTCGGCGTCGTCTTCGGCGTCGCGAGTCTCGATCAGTGGATTGACGGGTGGACCATCGGGGAAGAGGCTGCGGAGCTGCGAGGATGTCGCGTCGTAGGCCGGAAATACCACGCCCGCACTCACCTCATACAGTTCGAGGTCCTTGATGGTACGGATCGTAACGCCGTCAACATTCTTCCAATCGTCGTCGAGGCAGCGGAACCCGAAGCTACAACCGGTTGTGTCGCGGCGCTCGATGCTTACCTTGAGATCGCGGGCAGCGGTTGTGTCGGGCAGTTCGCACTCGAAGGCCAGGCCTTTCGAGTCTTGCTTTAGCCGGAGTGTGCCGCTGGCGGTGTTGCCGATGCACGCGTCACTGTTGTGATTGATCAGTGCGCGGATGGCGCGGCCACTGCCAAGCGACGAACTGAAGCAGCCTGGAGCGAGGACTTCGCGGAAGCCGCCCAGATCGTCCGACATCGAGTTGAAGACGGCAATGTAACCGGTGAGCGTATTGCCGTCGCCGGGAAGGGCCCGCAGCTCTGACGTCTCAATTGTGCGAATCTCGCGCTTATTCATGGGTGGTTTCCTCAAGCTGGCCCGCAGCCTTCGCGGCAGCGATCTCGCGGGTGATGTTGATGTGGATTGAGCGGATGGCCTTGGTGAATTCGGAGGCCATCAGCGCATCGATCTCCTCGGCGGGGAGCGTCTCAGCCCACTTGGCTGCACGCTTGGTCATGGCCTGGACAACGTCGGTGATGTATCCGTCTGCGGGGTCGCCATCGAAGCGCTCGGTGACTCCGTTTTCAGCCAGGGCCGTGTCCGCGATCGACCGCAGAACGGGGCGGAAGAGGGCGTCAATGGTGGCCGAATCGCGCTTATTTCGCTTGGATAGGCGTCCGAATGCGTCCTTGTAGACGGTAAGGAACGATCGGGTGTACGCGCCCAGGAGGTTGCGCTCTGCGGGTGTGGGTGCGGGCGTGTTGAGCGGCTGCTCCAGCGTGGACTCGGTGTCAAGCAGGCGGTCGGCGGCGACCATATTCACGGGAACGAGGTACACATCTAGTTCTTTGCCGCCTGGGTTCTCACCAAGTTTTCGGCGCACGTCGTTGGCTGAATACCATCCCCACGTTCTGCCCGCTGCAAAGCCTTCCTGCTGCGTTTTGAAATCAACCTTGAGCAGGTCAGCGACGTCGAACTGGACGAAGTACTTACCCGCTTTGCGACCGAGCGTCGGCATGAGCTTGCGCACGAACTCAGCTTCGAAGCGGTTGAGGTACGGGCGGAGTGTGTGCGTGACGAACGTGAGCGCTTCCTGCTCTGCGTTGTTGCCACTCAGGCGGGATGTGTCGCCCAAAAAATGCGGCGCGATCCGGAACAGCGCTGCGACCTCTGAGCGTTGAAAATTTCGCGTTGAGAGGAACTGACACTCGTCCGGAGACAAGCCAATCGACTGATACGACCAATCGCCGAACAGGAGCGCGGTCTTGCCCTGATTGACGCCGCCCTGCTGGTGCTCCCAGCTCTCCTTCAGCTCCTGGCGCGTCTTGGGATCGGGGATCGTCTTGGTCGTGAGCACGGCTCCGGCGCGAGTGCCGTTGCCGAAGAATCGCGCCCCGAACTTCTCTGCAGCTTTCGTGAGGCCCAGCGACTGCCTGGCCATCGCAATCGGGCTGATGCCTCTGATGCCGTCCATCGACCAGAGCGCGACGTGGATCGTGTCCTCGGCGGGGATGACGCGGTACTGTCCTGCTGCCATGCCGTCGCTCGTCTTGAACGCGAGCGTGCCATCGGGGAGGCGCACAGGCTCGGTGCGCAGCGGATGCAGCGGCCAGAGTGCTACAGGCTGGCCCGCAGCGCTGCGCTCGATCTGCGCGTAAGCATTACCCGTGAGAGCGAGACACCCGGTCAGGCACTCCTTGAACGTGTAGGCGGACATCTCGGGGTTGGGCTCGACCGCGAGCAGGTAGTGCAGCGCCGCGTCAACCGCCTCTTCATGGCCGTTTGCCGTCCGCTCCATGAGCTTGAGGGGAAGCGATGCAACCGACTCTGCGATGATCCGCACGGCTGCGTATACAGTCGTGATCTGGAGTGCATTAGCCTCAGTGATCTGTTCGCCGGACGCAGTCGGCTCGCCGCCATAGAAGTAATCCCAAACAGCGGGGCTGTTCAGCGGGATCGCGGGATTGTCTACGGGCGAGCGCAGCTCCAGATCGGTGGGGGCATCGCGCAGGCCGAGGGAGGTGATCGCATCGCGGCGGAAGGGATTGAATGAGATAGCTGCCATTTGTCCTTGGGGCGTTACAAGATTGCGTAGGCGCTCGATTGCGGGGCGGGAGCGAGCATCGCGCGAGCCATGGCTATGAAGAGTGCGACTGCGGCGTCGATCTTGAGTTCGGGCCGCTGTTTGTCCGGCATCGTGTAGTTGCCCGCTGCTGTTTCACGGGTCATCACGTTGCTCATGCACCAGGTCAGCACCGGGTTGCCGTCATGGTGAAAGCGGCCATCGTAGACGGCGGCTTCCAACTCCTTCATCGCGGGGCTAAGCACTGCCGGTGAAGGTGGTACCTCGATACGCGGGATACCAGATTGCTCACTTACTCGTTGTGCGTACTGGTCTGCGTAACGCGCGTCGTACGCCAGCACGTTGACTTGGTAGCGGGCGATATCTGCGAGTGTGTCGGCCTCGATGACCGAGTAATCGATTGCGGACCCGCTGGTTGCAGTCAGCCATCCTTGCCGCGCCCATGCCTGGTAGTGCTGGTTTTCTGGCGCGTTGACGCGGTCCTCGGGAAGATAGGTGCGGGTGAAGCAGTAGTAGTGGGGCTTACCATCGATGTCCTGGCGAAACAGGCGGACGGTGGCTGCGAGATCGAGTTTTGAAGCGAGGTCGGACCCTAGCCAGCACGAAAGACCGCTGACCACCTCCTCACCGAGGCTAGGGTCGTAGCACTTTGCCCAATGCGCGACATTCATCCAGGCCGTCGCCGCCGTCATCCATTGATTGAGGTGCTTACATCGAAAAATGTTTTGCTTGGCCGGGCTGCGTACTGCCTCTGCTTGGTCGAGCAGCAGAGCTTCTTCATCGTTACTGATACCCAGGTTGGGATTCGCCATGACAAGGGCGTCGCAGGACGTCCAGTCAACATCCGGATCAGCTTGGTATATGAGCCCGAAGAGGCGATCATTCTCGATCACGCCATCGAGCATCTGCTGGACGTCATCCTGCTTCACCTTGCACGGGCCTTGTGTTGCTACGCCCGCCGTCGAGATGATCAGGATCAGGCTGTTCTTGCGCTTGTTAGCACCAGTCTTGAACGTGTCATATAGCTCTGCGTCAGTGGCTTCGTGTAGCTCGTCGAGGATGCCGCAGTAGACACTTGCTCCATCACCCGGCTTGCCCACGACGGGCATGAAGCGTGAGCGGGTTGAGGGCTGAAAGAGACTCTTCGCAGCCGGGACAATCCCGAATCGCTCGGTCAGCGCCGGTACCTGCTCAACCATTGCCTTGGCGGGGCGGAACACCTCATGTGCTTGGCGCTCGGTGTTGGCCCCGCAGTAAACCTCAGCGCCCGGCTCGGCGTCGAAGAACGCCATCCAGAGCGCGATGATCGCTGCGATCGGGCTCTTACCATTGCCACGCGGGACCAGGATGAACGCTTCGCGGTAGCGGCGGATGCCGTTGCTGTCGATCCATCCGATGATGTTGGCCAGGATGAAGACTTGCCAGTCTTCGAGCTTGTAGCGCTGGCCTTGTAGTTCGCCCTTTTCGTGCACCATCAACTCCGCGAAGGAGCAGATGGCGTGAACGCGATCATGATCGAACTGCCAACGATAACCGGAGCGCGTAAGGTCAGTTAGGAAGCGCTGGCAGGCGAGGCGCGTCCACTTGCTCGCCAGTATCTTGCCGCTGGTCACCGACTGCGCGTAGCGGGCTGCTCGGCCCGCGTAGTCCAGATGTGAAGCTCCATTCATCTTTGGGAGGGGTCTTGTCTTTCTGCGGCTCGGGGGCGAGTTTGGTGCGGTCGGCGGGCGTCATGCCTAAGCGGGCAAGTAGAGAGACCAGCACCGACATTTCGGAAGCTTTGGTGAGCAGGCCAGCGCGAAGTTGCACGACGAGCCGCGCTGCCATCTCGACGGCGATCCGGTCGCTGTTGTAGAGCGTGCCGGGAGGCGCGTTGTCGGC